GTTGGACAGCCACTCAAGGTAATCGCGCTTCAACAAGTGTTGAAGTTGTTAGAACCGAAAATATGGGTGGTTCACTTAAAAAAGCACAAATTGCACACTTTATTATGAGTATTGGTAAAACATTAGAACAAAAAGAGGCTAATGTCGCAACAATGTCCATATTAAAGAATAGATTAGGGTCTGATGGTATGATTTTCCAAAATTGTAAATTTCATAATGGTTTACTTGAGATTGACACCGCTGACCAAATTAGTGAAAAGGGTTTTGAACAAGAAAAAGAAAGAAAAGCAAAAAATAGACAGAAAGAACTGTATCAAGAAGAACTAAGAAGAATACAAGAAAACCAAGAAAATAATTAAAAAAAATTATTATTAACCAATATTTATTTTAACAAATCACAAAAAAACATGAATTTAAGAAGTAACGATTTAACAAAAAGATATTCTATTTTTCCAATCACACATCCAGATTTATGGGAATTTTACAAAAAAGCTGAGAAACAAACATGGGTAGCGGAAGAGATTGATTTATCAAAAGATAATTATGAAAAATTAAATGAATCCGAAAAACTTTATTTAAAAAATATATTAGCATTTTTTGCGATATCTGATGGTTTAGTTATAGATAACTTAGCCACAAATTTTTTAGGTGAGGTTGATTTACTTGAAGCACAATATTTTTATGGGCACCAAACATTTATTGAACAAGTACATGCGAATGGATATTCATTATTGATTGAATCGTATATTAAGAATGAAAAAGAAAAAACAGATTTATTTAACTCAATGGAAACATCTCCTGCCGTATCAGCTAAAGCATCTTGGGCTGAAAAATGGATAAGTCACCCATCATTTGTACATAGATTAATTGCATTTGCTTGTGTTGAAGGTATTTCATTTAGCTCAGTTTTTGCTGGTGTTTTTTGGTACCGATCAAGAAACAAAATGGAAGGTTTGGCTGGTATGAATGAATTAATTCTTAGAGATGAAACATTACATTACGAGTTTGCTGTAAATTTGTATAATAAATATGTAATTAATAAATTACCAGCAAATGAGGTTCGTGAAATCATTTTATCATGTTGTACTGTTGAGCGAGTTTTCGTTGAAAATAGTATGCCAAATGGTTTAATTGGTTTAACAACTGACATGATGGATACGTATGTTAAATATGTTACCGATATTGTTTTAAAAGATTTTGGTTTAGAACCTGAATTTAATGTTAATAATCCATTAGATTACATGGCAAGAATTGGTCTTTCAGCTAAAAACAATTTCTTTGAACAAAGAATTGGGCAATATACTAGAGTAGATATACCAACAACAAGTGACGGTATTTTTGATGATGAATTTTAATAAAAAAAAATAATTAGTAATGAGGATTAAAAAAAGAAATGGTGAATTTCAGGCTTTTATGCCTAACAAAATTTTAAGTAGAATTAAAAGTAGTGCTAAAAATTTAAATGTTGATTGTGATAGTTTATTTACGGAAGTTGTGCCATTAATTTATGATGGTATGACAACAACTGAATTAGATGAGTTGATTGCTTTTAAATCGGCTGACAAAGTAATAAATCACCCCGATTATTCAACATTGGGTGGTAGATTATTATTAAGTAGACAATCCAAAATTATTGGTAAAGAATTGCAACCAGTTGATTTGACTTATGATTTTTTCGCTGCAACAACTTTTTTAAAAAAATATGCTAAAAAAGATGGTAACACACCAATAGAATTACCATCTTGTATGTACGAAAGAGTATCTAAACATTTAGCTAATTCTGAAGTTGAAAAACAAATGTTTATTGAAGAATTAACCAATAAACGTATGAATTTTGCTACACCAATTTATACTAATGCTGGTATTGATAAAAGAAATGGTATGATTTCTTGTAACTTAACAACACTCTATAGTGATAGTATTGATGGTATTGAAGACACACTAACAAAAATATCATACGCATCAAAAGAAGGTGCTGGTATTGGCTTATTAATTGACCCATTAAGAAGTAAACATTCAATGGTAGGTTCATTTAATGGTAACGCTGGAGGTGTTGTGAGATTAGCCGACATGGTTCAAAGTAAAATGAGATTTTACAAACAAGGTAGCCGTTCAGGTAGTTGTGCTTTATACTTATCATTATGGCACCGTGATATTATGGATTTCCTTGAATTAACTTTACCTATCGGTGATGAGCAATTAAGAACTCGTGACTTATTCTTAGCTGTTGTTGTTAATGATCTATTTATGGAGAAATTAATAAACAATGAAGATTGGTATATATTTTGCCCAAATGATATAGAAAAAGCTGGTTTAAAGCCATTACATGACACTTGGGGTGATGAGTTTGTTTCGGAGTACAATAAAGCTGTGGAATTAGGCTTAGGCACACCAATTAGCCCAAAAACAATCTGGGATGCTATCATTAAAGCGCAAGTTGAAAGTGGTAGACCATATGTTTTCTTCAAAGATAACGCGAATAAAAGAAACATGCAAAGAAATATCGGCGTTATTAAACAAAGTAACCTTTGTATAGAAATTACAAACGTTTCAAAACCTGGTTATACATCACAATGCACATTAGGTTCAATAAACCTAGCTGAACATGATACTTTAGAAACAATTCAAAAAAGTACAAGAGTTATGGTTAGAGCGCTAAACTCAGTTATTGATAAAAATAAATGGAGTGATGATTGGAGTGAATTAGCGGGTTTGGATCAAAGATCTTTAGCAATTGGTGTTGCTGGTTTGGCTGACTTCTTTGCTAAAAAGAAAATAGCATTTGAAAGTGAGGAGGCTAAAAAATGGAATAATGATATTTTTGAAGCGATGTATAAAGCAGCGGTAACAGAATCGATGATCATGGCTAAAGAACAAAATAGAACATATCCATCGTGGGAAGGTAGTCCATACTCTAATGGTGAAACATACATTGAAGGGTGGAGTCCTTTAGCTCCAGGTGAACCAATACCCATGTTAAATTCATTATTATTAGCTTTAATGCCAACAGCATCTTCAGCTATTCTGTTAAGTGTATTTGAATCATTTGAACCCGTAACATCGAATCTATTTACTAGAAGAGTTGGACAAGGTGAGTTTTTAGTGATAAATAAACACCTGGTTAGCGATTTGGATAATATTGGTTTATGGAATAATGATATAAAAAATAAAATTATTGCAAATGGTGGTAGTGTACAAATGATAAATGAAATACCACAAGAGATTAAAGAAAGATATAAAGATGTTTGGGAGATATCACAAAAAACATTATTGGAATTATCTGCGATTAGAAATAAGTTTGTTGATCAATCACAATCATTAAATGTATATCATGCCGATGCTAAATATTCTAAAATATCAAGTGCGTTAATGTATGCGTGGAAAACTGGTTTAAAATCTGGTGTATATTATACCAGAACCAAATCAAAAATAGAAAACAATTCGAAATTATCGAGCGGTAGTTCCAACGAAGTACAAAAAAAACCAGAAAATACCCAATTTGAATGCTTTGGATGTTCAAGTTAGTAAATAAAGCCACCTTTTTGGTGGCTTTTTTCTTTACAATAAAATATTATTTCTTACTATTTATGAATAAAATAAAACCATGAATATTAGGAAGAATACATACGGAATTAATTTCCCATTTGATGATAGTGATAGTGGTGATTTTTTACGTTTAACTGAAATACCAGAGCGTGAAATTAAATCAAATTTAATACATTTATTATTAACTAGAAAGGGTAGTCGTTATTATTTACCAGATTTTGGATCTAATTTATATCAATATGTGTTTGAACCATTAGATGATATTGTTATTGGTAAGATTGAAGAAGAAATTAATGATGCAGTTGAAAAATATATACCAAATCTAAAAATAAATAAAATAACGATTGAAACGTTTTACGATAATATTCAATATATTAATGATCAAAAACAACAACACACCATAAAAATAAAGATTGATTATGTAATAACTAGTCGTACTTTTCAATCACCAGATACAGTAACTTTAGTATTATAAAATGGCAAAACAAATTAATTACAGTAAAAGAGATTTTGCTTCATTAAAAAATGAGCAAATTAATTATATAAAACAATATTATCCAGGATTGGTGCAAAATTTTAATGATGCGTCAATACTATCTGTTTTTTTAGATTTAAATGCCGCGATTGCGGATAATTTACATTTTCATATAGACAGAGCATTACAAGAAACAGTTTTAGATTACGCTCAGGAAAGGCAATCATTATTTAATATTGCTAAAACATATGGGTTAAAATTACCTAGTAGATCATCTAGTATTGCCGTTTGTGAATTTAGTGTTCAGGTACCCGCTAGAGGTGATGCTGAAGATGCCAAATACCTACCAATATTATATGCGGGTTCACAATTTTTATCAGGTGAAAATTCATTCGAATTATTGTATGATATTGATTTTGCGTCCAATTTTAATATTTCTGGTAAAGTTGATAGAACTAAGGTTCCAATATTTATCAATGGAGTTTTAAC